CACTACTCAGGAACAACTGACCATTACAAGGAAACGCATCTACCACGCCACCACGAAGCGGAACTTCTAATTGGTTGGCCACAGTGGTCACTGTGGGTTGCCATGTTAGCGGTGCTTGGTTAAGTCCAAACGCTTGACTCCATTGTACTGTTACAGGATACTCTGACACAACACCATCTAAGTCTGTCACTGTGAGTCCACCAGCAACTAAAATATTACCCACATTGGGTGTTGAATACAAGCGCATGAACTTGGCGTAATATGATTTCCAAATTGGATTGTAGTTCCAGGCATATTTGGGCGCAACACTTCCACCACCAGGATAACCAGCGCCAGGTACTGCGTAGTAATCAATTGTGTCAGCAGTACTGGCCGCTACTTTAAAAGTACCATTGAAGTAACTGTTGACTCCAGAGATCACAATGTAATCACCTGCACTGTAAGGTGGCGCTGATAAAGTAGTGCTTAATGTAATCTGCTGTAGGTTGGGTGCCAAGTAAGCAATGTCACTTATGGTAGAAGGCAACTGATTACTGTACATTTGCAACAGCGGTAATGGATCACTAACACAACCAGAATCTGTCATGGGACCTGCTGTGCTGCCAGCAAAACTCACTGTGGATGAAGTTACATCTGTCACTGTGTGCGTTCCTCTAAAGCCTGTGGGCACAATGCCACGCACCAATAATGTCTGTCCCACAGCAAATGGTGTGTAAACAAATGTTAGATCAGCAATGATACCACCATCAGTTGTGATTGGTGCGCCACCATATGAAGTGCTGAGTTGGAATGTGCTGACTCCGTTAGTCTGAATAATGTAATAAGTTGTTGGATCAGAATAGCCTGCAATGTTTGGTGCTTGCACACGAAACACCAGACCACTCACAGCACCACCAGTTGTGACTATAGGATCACCTGCACCGTCTACCAGGGTAAACGCTGTGACACCATTGGTTGCTGAAATGTAGTAGTCGGTTGGATTGGAATAGCCTGTGATACCTGATGCAGCCACTGTGAAGGTTAAGCCTGTGGGCACGCCGCCTGCTGTTTCAATTGCAGTGGCAACTCCATCAATCATTTCAGCCAAGGTAAAACTGGTAGTGCCATTTGTGCTTACAACAAGATATGTTGTGGGGTCAGTATAACCTGTTATGGCCGGGATCTGTACTGTGTAAGTTAATCCAGTAGGAGTTCCACCTTGAGTAGCAACTTCAGTTCCATCAGCCACATTCACAATGGTAAACGAAGTAGAACCGTTAGTGGCACTGATGTAGTAGTCTGTTGGATTGGTATAACCTTCAATGGCTGGAATGCTGACTGTGTAAGTTAATCCAGTAGGTGTGCCTGCTGTGGTCACAACACCTGCACCTGTTAGTTCAGTTAGAGTGAATGTTGTGATACCATTGGTGGCAGAGATCAGATAACTTGTGGGCGGAACATAACCAGCAATGCTGCCTGTGCCTCCTGCTACTCCAGAGATTACAACTGTTTGTCCAACTTGTAAACTTGTGGCCGTGCAACTGAATTGACCCGCTGTGCCTGTGATCACAACACCTGCTAATACTGTGGGCGTATTGGTTATGGTACCTGCAATGGTGACCTTCTGCCCAACCTTTAGTGTTGTGGCAGCACATGTGAACTCACCTGCATTACCAGCAATGCTTACTGTGCTGAGTGCTGTGGGAGTATTGGTTATACTGCCTGCCACAGTGACACTTTGTCCAACTGCTAAGGTTGCGGCTGTGCAAGTGAACTCGCCAGCGTTGCCCACAATGTTAATGCTGCCCAGGGTCTGTGCGGCAGAAGTGTTTGTGCCACTTACTTCTACTGTTTGGCCAATGCTTAAGGCTGTGGTGTTGGTTCCTGTTATTGTGGTTGCTGCCACTGTTTGTGATATGCTGACACCATAAGTTCCTGTACTGCCAGGTGTGCCTGTTAACTGTCCAGTGATAACTGTGCCTGCTGTTACGCCTGTGCCTGTTAACTCTTGGTTGTTCATTGGGATACCACTACTGATAGCAGTGATGGTCAAAGTGGTGCCAGCAATGCTGCCTGTAAACTCTGCAGGTGTCAACAAGTTGGCACAACTGAACTCACCTGCGTCGCCTGAGATGGCCACTGTGCGTAAGCGTGTGTTGTATAAGTTGGCTGTATTGGTACCAGATATGGTCACCTTCTGCCCTGCTTTTAATGGTGCTGAGTTGGTATAACTGAATGTACCTGTATGGTCAGCAATCCTAACACCAGTTACTTCATCTGTCTGATTTAAAAAGGACACAGTAGAAGTACCAGCCGCACTGGTTGCACTCAGTATTTCAAAACTGTTGCCTGTGAAGTCTGGCCAAAACATAGGAGGATTTTGTTCATCATTGAAGAACGGTACTGTGCCGTTCCAGGCTTCTGTTATGTTTTGTGCTTGTGTATAAGTGCCTACACCTGCTGTGGGAGTAATTTCTTCATAATCACCTTCACCATTGTTGGCCCACCATTTGCCATCTGTGGTGGCTGTGATAAAGTAAAAGTCATTACCACTACCTGACATGGGCTGACGGTAGCCACCTGACACAAAGGTTGGTGTGCCAGGTACTCCAGGTAAGATAATCTCATCGCCTGCTACTGATCTGACTCCACGCACATCAGTTTCAATGTTCTCTCCTGCGTTGTATTCATTTGGTCCCAGTGCTGTAGAAGGTACATCTGGTGAGAAGGTCATCTTCTGGAACGGTACTCTGACCTCGTCAAATGCTTTTTTAGTTTGTGCCACGGATAAAGGCTCCTTAGTAATATGGAGTATTTAGTGCCAAAGGTAAAGCCCCAGGCGCTGACAGCCTGGGGGCTTGTACAGTTACTTCAGATAACTTACGCTACAAACTCCCAGCACCATCCTGTTTGTACTGTGGCACCTGTGTATTCAGGTTGGTCTTTAAATGGTGCCCATCTTGGAAACTTTTGTTGCCTAATGTCCCGTCTAATGCCACCTAACTTGGCCTTTGCATTTGCTTCTGTTGTGTTAACAAATACCTCTACGGTGGGCATGTGTTTAAGATAAACACGGATTGTCTTTGCTGTCATAATAGTCCTTAAATGTATAGCACTGATCTTTGCGCTATGCTGTTATTATAACACAATCATAACGAAAAGTCTACAGCGTGTTTATCCATTTTAAGATTTGATAGAAATCAAGTGTGGCAGTTAGAACATGCGTAGCACAAAGGTCAATGTGATATACAAGGTCACCAATGTAATAGCAATGTTGATGCAGTTTTGGATCATCACAGTACCCTGACAGCAACAGGTTGGTAGTTGCCACCATGCACATACCCAATGTATTCATAGGGTCGTCGCTCTTCTTGCCAGGCACGGAACTCATGTTGTTGCCAACCTGGATAGTTCCAATACTCATCAAACACAATGATAGTGCCTGCTCCAATGTAGTGCTTTAGATACTTAAACACATCCTTTGTTGCTGAGTATAGGTCACAGTCAATATGTATTAGACTGGCAAAACCTCGGTGTTGTTTGGTCCACCCTGGTAGTGTAGCATCAAAGCGTCCCACTACTAACTTGACATTTGGTGGTACTTGGGGTAATGGCTGTGCAAAGTGTCCTGCTGGTAATCCATTCCAAGGCTCGTAAATGCCTTCAAAGCCATCAAAGCCATAAATGTCATGCGTGGGGAATAGTTCAGCCCAGTGACGGATACTGCGCCCTGTTGCTACACCAAACTCCAAGATGTAGCCTCCTTGTAGCACTTGAGTACTTACTGCACGATGTAAGCGTAGGTCACTGCGGTAACTGGGTACTGCTCCAAACCTACGGGCACAATAACCAATGCTGTCATCAGTCCAAGCAGGCTTGGGTGCGTTTCTATAACGCCACGCTTGTTTTATATCATCTATAAGATAGTTCATTTGTTCTCCTGAATGAATTGTAACGCACGGTCTACTAATGCGCTGCCTGGACGAGGTGTGCGTCCAATTGTGTTGTAGTCAAAGTCTGGACTTGAGTATGCGGGGGTGGTTCTGTTGCGAAACAACTCATCATACGCAGATTCTGCCGCTCGTTTGGGCAGGGCCTGCGGTAACTTGTACAAGGCAATTTCTGTGTTGCCAGTTGACAGCATTGTTTTACCACGGCGTACTGCATCGCCGTTTGAGAAACGAATCTTGCGCTGGCCTCCACGCACAGAAGTGCCTACTACTGTGTATGTGTTCATTCGGCTGTCTCCAACTGACGCTTGCAATTACCAATGATTTCGTTCTCGCCTTGCAACTGCATATAAATTTGGTCGCATTTGACATCGTCATATTTGGCTTGTGCGGCTTCTAAACGCCGGATCAGAGTAGCACGGCGTTTCTGTGCCAGGCTCATAATGTGTTGGTAGTTCATGCTTGCTCTCCTTCTGTGGCTTCTACTTCACGCTGAACTGCTTCAATGTGTCGGCAAGCAATGCTGATGGTGTCTGTTGCGTCCTGCAAAGCAATACGCATTTCAAACAACTCATCACTGGTGAGTATCTCGTCACGCAAGCGGTAGAAATAAGTCTCTACTACGCCACGAGCCTCCTCCAACATTTCAGTTGCACGGTCTGCGTTGGTCAATAAATTTACTGCGGTCATTTTGTATCCTTTAGTGTATGAACCAGTTAAGTGATCTACTTTACTGCTGTCCATGTATTTATTATAACGGAAAAGGCTCAGGAGGTCAACCTATTTTTGAACTTTTTTGTGTTGTATTTTAGCAACGGTAACTTCTGCGTTAGTGAGCACTAACTTACTGGCAAAAAAAAGCACACCTGCGTGTGCTTTGTTAGTGCTTGCTGACTTATGCAAACTCAACTGCTAAGTCCTGCAACAACTGTTGGATGGTTGCTTGGTCCTGCGTTGACAACTCACCCCGCTCCATCACCAGCGTAACGCTGTCTGCGCTGAATGCTTGTGTGTAAACACAACCTGCTGGGACTGCATCCCAAAGCACTTCACCAGCAATAGCGTTGAAGTTGGCTTGTGTAGGCTTGTTGAACTTAAAAGTGTATGTAGACATTTTGTTTCCTATGTGTTATACACCTGCACTATTGCTGGTGTATGTATGTATTATAGCAGGGTTGATCCTGCTTGTCAACCAAAAACCCTACGCTGTGTAGGGTTGTTGTTTTTTCACAACAGTAGTACTTTCGTTGCGGTAATACTATAGTAAAGTTTCAGTTCTTGTTCTTGCGCGGTGCAGGATTTCATGTACTGTGTCCCGCAACTGATGTCTTGTTTCCCGTGTTAGTCCATATCTGTTGCGAATAGCGCCCAAGCACCAATCCAATTCGTGTGCTGTGATCAAGCCTTGCAGAGCCATGTGTTTAAGTTCTGCTATTACTGATTGTTCTGTAGTGCTCATTCTGCTGCCTTTAGTTGTTGTAGTAGTGCATGTGCATCTGCTTTGACTTTATCACGCCACTTTTGCTGACGCTCTTTATTGCTGACAGGGCCACCTGGCTTTAATGGACGACCCATTTTCTTTGGTTGTGTTGTTTCAGTTTTCATTTCATTTCCTTTTCATTGGGTAAACTTCTCGTGTAACAATTTTTCTTGTAGCAATTTCTTTAAGAACTTGTCTGAGTTCTTCTTTGGTTTTAACTGGTATGCCTGCGGCTCGCATAAAGCGTTGTAGGCGTTCACTTGCAGTTTCATTTTCTGGTGCTGGGTCTAATTTATACATTTCTATTCCTTTTATTAAAAATTGGCTCAATCGCGGAACTCTCTCTTACTCTCTCATGACCCCTCTGACTTCTTCACGAGTGGAACGAAGTGATCCCGTAGGGGAAGAAATAGGCGAAGCGTCAGTGGTTTTGCAGAGCGAAATGCTGACTACTCTTTATACTTCTTAATACTACTTAATACTGTTAATACTGTATTATGTTAGCGCCTTGTTAGATAGAAAACGGGCTAATCTATCATTGGCACTTTCACCTACTGTGGGCGTAAACTGTAATGGCTCCAACAACCAAGTGTCATGTGCAATAAAGCCCTTGGCCTTTTGTGCTTTACTCAGTTTAGTTGGCATTGTAACAATGCGTTTGAAGTGTCCAATTTGCAATCCAAATGTCATTGAGCCACGATCAAAGAAACCAAACACAGCAGGGTTCAATGGCTTATATCCTGGGCGCCCTGGAATAAAGAATCCTGTTTCACGACCAAAGCCACTACGCAAATATGCCTGCTTCCAAGTGGGATTGTTAGCGGCTGCAATTTCTGTAACTTCAGCACCTAATCGTGCTCGTTGTTCCAGCATAAAGTCTCTAATGGGAATCTCACCATACTGCAAGCATAACTCAGTCAAGTCATACTCTTGCTTGCGTGTGTTGCGACTGCGACCTTGCAGTTTCATCTTCAGCATCAGCGCACAGTTGCCCCAGCGTTGAGTCTTGTCTGTTTTGCATTGTATAGTGGCTTCTACTGATTTGCCTTTTTCAGTGGCCCATTCACCAATTGTGATTTGTATAGCATGCCATTTCAAATCTGGATTATATAGTGCTGGCATCACGCCTGGCATTAGTTCTGTTGTCATTTGCTTTTCCATCCTAAATGTTTGTTGCAGTCTGTGCAACGATATGCGGCAGAGTGTACACTACCAGGCTTTGTTTTAGTAACAATTACTTGGTGTCCTTGTGCTTGGTGTTCTCTAACTGGTATCGGTGCCAGTTTGGGTAGTGTGACCTTTTCATATGTCTTACGCCAGGGTTCGCTTTCATAGCCACCGTTTGGTCTATTATAGTTCATTCTGCTCATTGCTGGGTCCTTTCCAACTGTTCAAAGTATTCTACTTCTGTTAGGATATCTACTGCTTCGCCTGCGGCACGATACAGCATTACTATTTCTTCTGCTTCTTCAAGTGTGGCGCAGGCGTTGTGGTTTACATAGTACATGTTTAACCCCACAATGCTTCTGAGAATTCAATCACTTCTGTGCCAAACTCTTTGTTGAGACTGATGGAGATGTGCTGTATCCAATCAATGTTGTCTTTGGTAAAGTCTTCTTGATAGCGTCCTGTTTTGTTGTTGGGTCTAAACAACTGATTGTTTAGGATGCCAGCAATATAACTGGTAATGCTGTTTTCTCGTCCACGGCTCATCTTGGGCATGTTGCTCATGCCTTCAAAATAAAAGCCCATGTCGTTCTTTGGATCACGCACGCCTTCGTTTAATAACGAAAGCCATTCAATTAGTACGCCAAGCACTTGTGTGTGCTGATCGCGGTCTAACTCTACATAGGTAGTGTTGGCACGAACATCTTTGGTTGTGTATTTTACTTTCATTCTGTTCCTTTGTTAAACAGTACTGATCTTGTGCTGTTGTTGTATTATATAGCAGACATAACGGAAAGTCAAGTGGTTATGGCGAAATAAATGCAGATTTTTGTTGACTTCTCCACTTTAATAAGGCATAATTACTATTAGCAGTGAGTGCAATGCTTGCTGTTAGGATCACAATTATAGCATCTTTTACAGCCATTTGAGATGCCTCCGTAATACATGTGGTATTCCTTCGTGTGGTGATCCGGTATCTGTAGCCTGGGCTTCCTGATCAGTTGCTTACCGTGAGTTTTTAGTAAGGCATTTTCTCACAAAAGGGCTCTTATATTTTTCTAAACCAGGCGTTATAACCTGTTGATATCATTGAAGAAAAACCACCCTGTTTTGCTAAACCACTACAAAAACGCCTGATCACTACCGCATGTACACGAAATAGTAAACCAGGCGTTTAAATGACTTATTTGGCAGGCCCACTTGGAATCGAACCAAGGACGACAGAATCAAAATCTGTTGTGATACCACTTCACTATGAGCCAGTATTTTATGTGATGTCTATTATTTTACCAGGGTTCATAACACCAACACTGAAGTCTGTGGTCTCGTAGGCCGCATTCAAACGACGAGCCAGAGCCACAGCATGTCCTGGTTCGGGAAATGCTGTTTTGTTATATTTCATTCCTTGATACCGTTTCTCTGGATTGTGCTTGCGAATCTTAACAGGTCTACCTTGGTACAACACAGCATAGATAGCATCTGCTTCGCATACTTCAATAATCAAATTGTTATCACTATGGCTACAGATCTGTGTTGGTTGTGGTCTTGCCATTATGCGGCTTTCTTTAATAGGTTGTATATGTATGCTTCGCTGACTTCAAACTTATCAGCAACTTTGCTAACTGGTAAGCCTGAACGATATGCTGTGATCAATTCATCTTGCTTGCAAAATCGTTTACGGTTTATCAATGGCACACCATTGCGCCACTTCTTCACAACATAGTCAATGTTGGGCGTGGGAAAATCTAACTCTTTGCTGATGTCAATGGCTCTCATACCAGCATCCAACATTGCATATACCTTAGCATGGTCCAGTTGACGGCGACGAGGCTTTTCAGCCACAGCACGAACACTTTTGTTTTCTGGTGTTTTCCACCATGTGTAGGCAGCACCTGCTGAGCGATATGTTTTAATATAAGACATAACTTCATGCATAGGCACAGCGGCAGCAATACCAATCACAGGATACATGACTCTGTTGGCTGTGCGAACCATGTGTTCAGGATCAGGCGCATCAAACCAACGAATCAATTCTCTATGCTCGCTGTAAGGTAAGTTCGTGGCTGGCAGATACCAAATGCCTGCTACTGATATCTCATAAGGCGTAATTGAAGTAGCATGAAATGTGGCATCATCAATGTTGGTCACATCCAAAGCCCTGCGTAACCAAGCCCGTGGACTACCCAATGGACCAGTTACTCCAGCAGTGGTATTTGTAGTTGTGTTAGTCCAGGTATCTTGTTGCATACTGTTATGTATGCCGTTATTGGACCCTGGATTTTGTCAGAACTATTTTAGGTGTGTTATTAGGTAGCCCATTGTGCCAAGTAGCGCAACAATAATAGTGCCTGCCACTGTGACCATTGTTTTAAACTTGTCATCCTTGGCACCACTTATCATTGTTTTAATTTCCCCAAACTGTTTGTCATTGGTTGTTTTAAGTTCTTTGAGGTCAGTGCTCAATGAGTCCATGCGGTTTTCAATATTGTCCATGCGGTTATCTAAGGCCTTATAACGCTCAGCACACACTTGTTCATGTGTGCTGAGTCTTGCTTCTGTTGTGTCTATTGTTGACATGTTATGCGCCTACTGGAATCAATGTCAAGAACACAGCGGCTGCGCCTGGTCTTGGTGCGGCTGCCGCAATAAATGGTAGTGTAATTGAAGTATCGCTAACAGCATAGATCAATTCAAAGTAATCAGTGGTGTTGGCAGTTTGAACCATGTTGTCCCAACCAACAATTAATGCACCTGAGGCAGCACCTGCTTTGGGAACAGTAAAGTAACCAGCACTATTGCTAATATCAGTGCCGTTCTTTCTCCACCAGAATGAAACATTATGATCTTGTCCGTTGTCTGAGTTTTCAACTTGTGCTGAGAACTGCAACTTGAACATACCAGCCGCGCCAGGAATGATACGACTTGTTGAAGCCGCTGAAGCAATGTTGGCAAAGTCAATAGTTGCATTAGCGCCTTGGAATGGAACAGCATAACCAGTATTAGCAGCCGCTGGTGTCAGCGTAGCATCATACTGCCATTGTCCATACACACGGTTGTAACTGATTGCTGTGCCAACTAAAGCAACACCAGCATAAGTTTGTAATGTAAGAGCATCTGCTTTTAGCGTGTTGTTGGTTGGTGAAAACTGAGCAACAGTTGCAGTAGTGCCTGCGGCACCTGCTGTTCCAGCAAGAATTCTTGTGTTGGTTAACTTACTGCTGATAGTCTGAACTGAATCAACAATAGATCCTGTTTGATCACCTTTGGCCAAGCCCAAGTAGAATTCATGATCACTTCCAGATGCTGGTGTTTGGTATAGGTAGTTGAAGAAACCAATACCATAGTTTGTGCCAGAACTACCTGCTGTGCTGATACGCAGGCCAGTGCCATCATTGTCAATTGGAGCGGCAGTAGCAGTTGTAGAACGCTTTAACAATAATGCTGGATTGGCACCAGAAGTTGTTGCTGTTCTAATAACTTCAGTTGCGCCACCTGTTGTAATAGTAGCACCACCTGTAGCAAAGTTAGCGTATGTGCTTGTGCCTGCTGTGTTTTTCAACGCAACAGTGTCACCGTTTAAAGTAGCACTTGTTGAGTTTAGAGTAGCATAAGTTGTAGTGCCTGCTGTGTTCTTTAGTGTAAATGTATCTTGGTTAATGCTACCTACAGTAGCACCCAAAGTCATGTAGTTGGTTGCAGTTAATGTGCTACCAGTGATAACTTCGTTGGCAAATGTATATGCGTTAGATTTAAATGTGGCCGCACTGGCTGTTAGATCCATAAAGTTGAATCTGTTGGCAGGAGTTATGTTGGTGCTGTTGGCAAAGCCACGAACACGGAAACCAGTGCCTGCGGCTGTGACAGTATTGGCTGCGGCAATTGTTCCACCTGATGTAAAACCAGTTGTGGCATTACTGTATGAAATACTGCTGGTAGTGGCCGCACTAATTGTATAAGTGCCATTGTAGCCACTTGGTGTCATGCCAGCAATGGTCACACTTTGACCAGCCGCATAAGGTGCTGTGTTTTGTGTTGTAAATGTTAGTGTTGCTACTGAGCCAGTTCCTGACGCACCTGTCACTGCTGTTGTCACAGTAGTTGAGTTGGTAAATGCTTGACGAGCATAACCTTGTGCTTGTATTGGTTGAACTGCAACAAAACCACCACCTGCATTGGCAGTAGCAATTTGTGAAACATAATTGTTTGAAGTGCCTGCAGTATAACCATCAAAGTTCAATGCGCCTAACACCTGGTTTGCACTTGAACCAGCAGGTGCTGAACTACTACCTGTGGCACTTGACAATGCCAATGATGCGGCATTGTTGACACCTGCACTTGTATCACCTGAATGATATCTGGCTGCATAGCCTGCGCCATATCCATTGGCACCACCTGTGCTTGAAACAGCCACTACACCGTTAGTGCCTGTTACTGTGCTTAATGCACTGGTTGGTGGGACATAAGTTGTATTTTGTGTGATTAAAACTTGGCTACCGTTCACAGTCAAGTTGCCACTTGTGACTACTCGTTCTGCATTATCAGTTGAATCAATTTTTAATAGGCCTGCTTTGCCTGTAGCACCAATGCTTAACGCACTGGCGTTGTTGTCAACTACGGTCCATGTTTGTGCTACTGTGCTTGATATGTTAGGATCAGCAAGTTGTATGATACCACTGGCGCTGTCTAAGATCAAATCACCAGTTGTTGTGCCAATAGTTTGGTCTGTGCCAACACCCACTGTGATATTACCTAATGTGGCACCTGATGCACTGAAATTGCCAGAAGCATCACGAGCAACAATAGTGTTCGCTGTGTTGGCATCTGTAGCATCACTACCAAGTGTGACTTCTGTAGCACTGGTATAAGTGGCTGTGATATGGTTGCCATTTGTTAGTTTAACTGTGTCAGTTGTAGCGTTTGAACCAGTTAAGTTTAAGTTAGCACCACCTGTTGCGCTACTTGCCGCAAAGTCATAAGTGACCACAGTTGGCAACACGCTGTTGACATAATCTACAGTTGTAAGGTCAGAGCCATTAACTGGACCAAATTGATTTACAGTAGCGTAAGTGCCACCCATTGGTGCTGTGTTAACAAAACTTACACCACCGTTGGCATTGACAGTTCCAGTTGTTACGCTATTTGTTGTAACGCCGTTAAACTGCACATTATCGCTTGTGCCTACTGCTTGTCCAATAGCAACGGTAGCAGTTGAAGCATCTGTATAACTTACTGTGACACCAGTGCCATTAGCAAATTTAACAGTATCTGTTGTGCTGTCGCTGCCAACCAAGTTTAAGTTAGCACCGCCTGTTGTGCTACTGATATTTTGTGTGTAGGTTGTGTTTGTATCTGGCGCATTGATTGTGATAGTATTAGCATCAGTTGCTACTACAGTCACATTGGTGCCACCAGCAAATTTAATAGTATCTGTAGTTGCATCGCTACCAACTAAATTAAAGTTTGCACCGCCTGTTGTGGCAGAAGCATCAACAGTATATGTTGTGTTTGAATCAACTTGAGCATCAACATAGGCTTTGGTTGTTAAATCTAATGGATTAGTAGGGCCAGCAGGGTTCACTGTGGCATATGGCGTTATGTAATCAATGAAAGTCACAACAGTTCCGCTGGCACCTTGCACTCCAGCAGTATACTTGCCAGTTTGAATACGCAAGTCATTGGTGGCAGCACCACGAGCCTGAATACCAATAAATTTACTATTCAGTTGATCACTGCTACTGGCTGCACTGATGTTGGCAATAGCACTGGTAGTTGTGTTGGGTGCTTCAACACGCCATCCTGAAGTGTTGCCAGTTGTGCTACGCACACTTGGACGATTTAAACGGTCATTGTTTTCACTATAAAGAATGTTAGTTGCAGGAGCCAATGACACAGTTGTGCCACCAATAGTTAGGTCATTGTCAAGAGCCAAACTACCTGTGCTGTCCAAGATCATCTTAGTAGCATAAGTGGCACCATTTTCCATTAGGCCAAAATACATTGAGAAGTCTTCGCTGCCTGCGGTAATGTCAGTTAAGTTTACGCTGATATAACCTGCTCGTTCTGTGTTGCCTGGCTGTGCTTCAACTTGATATTCTAAAGTATTACCAAAGCCCACAGCAGGTGTAAGTGATGTCTGAGCACTTAATGCCAAGCCTCTAACAGCAGTATTAGTAACAGCACTATTTCTTGTTATCAATGTTGGAGCATCAAGACCACTGGTGATGTTGACACCATTGTTGCCAGTAGGAAGTAAGTTAAGATCACCAGAAGTTGTAGCAATAGTGTTTCCATCTACTACACCAATAGTGATGTTAGCAAAGTCACCGCTGTCTGCTACCAAATTGTTGCGGATTGTAGTAGTGCCAGTAGGAGCACCCATTGTAAGTGTAGTAGCACCTTGGAATGCATTTACTGTTGTTGGACTATTCACCAAAAAGAAACTACTGCTGTTGGTGCTTAAGATACTTGTTGTATCTGTGTCAATTTCACCTGTGGCACTTTTTAGTATAAGTTGTCCACTTGTAGTTGTAATTGTGTTATCTGTTGCTACACCAATGGTGATATTACCAAAGTCAGCACCAGGAGCATACAATGTGTTGTTGATTGTGGTTGTGCCTGTGCCAGCACCAATGTTTACTGAGGTGGCTGCAAGTCCTAAATTAATAGTAGTTGCGTTTGCTGGAAAAATATTACCAGTTGCGGCTGTGGTAAGAATGTTTCCGCTCAAGACATACAAGTCTCCGCGTACTACTACATTACCACTACTGTCTGGAATAGGTGTGCCAGCCTCACCATACAAACTTGTTGAGTTAGTTGAACTCGAATTTTGTGTGGTAACTGTGCCGTATAAACTTGAAGAACTTGTCATGTGTGATCCTTATTTGATTGAATATTGACGATACTGTCTTGGTTGCCATACGCTGGTTAAGCGTGTGTGTCCACCAGACCATTTGCCCAAATTGTTTTGGTCTTCAACAACATTCCATGCGGCATCAAACTTTTGCTGATATACTGCGGCATCTGTATCATTGTGACGCTTGATGTAGTATTCACGCAAAGTAGCATACACATAACCTTCTGGCCATGTTTGTAAGACTGCGTTGTTTTGTACTGTTAGGCCAGTTTGTGTAATACCAGTAACTGTGCCTGCTGTGGGAATAGTGCCACCTGTTGTGGTTGCTGTGATACTGGTTGGACTTAAAATACTTGCTACACGGGTAACACCAGCGGTGCTACCAAATGAGCCAGTGCCGGCTGCGGCGTAAATTTGATCACCAATTTCTAAATCGCCTACACTGGTCATGCCAGTGATGGTAAATGTCCAAGGTCCAGATCCTGTAATACTGCCAACTGTGCCTGTTACACTAATAACTTCATCTGTGACAGGTGCAAACAACAGCGGCCATGCTTTGTAGTAATACATGTTGATCAAGTCGCCTTGAGCAATGTAAGGCAAAAATTGATACTTGTTGTATACTTCTGAGAACTTGCCGCGAATAACTGCTGGCACATTCACTGGCTGTAGATACAACTGTGCAATCATGCCTTGTGTGATAACATCACGATCACCAATACGGTCATACACAATCCAAGGACCTGTTTGACTTGCTTGGTTGCCAGTTGTGGAGAATACTAATGTTCCACTAACTGTGCCTGTGTTGGCTGCACTCAGCGTGATAGTAGCACCACTAATGCCTGTGCTGACATTACTGATAATGGCGCCTGCACCAATGCCTGTACCTGTTACCAACATGTTGTTTGAGATTGAGCGTGATGGTGTACTTGTAAGGACAATAGTGTATTGACCTGTTGTGCCTGTTGCTGTTGCTGTTGTTGTAACTTGCTGACCTTGTTTGAAAAACAAGATAGGTTTGTTCATATCACCAGGAATAGGAATACGACCATTTTCATCAGCAACACCAATGTTTTCTACTGCGTATGGATCTGAGCGTAGTGCTGGCAGTTCAATGTTTCTCATTGACATCTCTGCCATGAAAATACATTTTTTAATTTCGTCGTCGTTTGTGCTGCCTGTAAAGTCTTTGATGAATGTTACTAATGCATCACCTGTTGGAATTGTAAACATTGTTTAATGTCCCTTAAAATATTTTTGTTCACCCTTTTTAGTTGGGTATGCAACCGCAACTGGGATTGGCAATTTACCGCCTGGATAGCACACATATTCTGGATACTCTGTTTCCACTACTCTGTAGAATTGTGCTTTGAGTGTTCTGTCATTCTTTAATGCTGTCCAAGGAATACCATTAAAGTACTGATCGCTGATACGAATACTAATAACACTTGGTAGTTCCATCCATTTGAATGCAAGTTTACCATCATCACTTAAAGGTGCAAGTGGATCAGGGATACCAAGTTCTGCCGCATGTCTATAATTCTTAACACGAAGTTTGACTTCATCTGTGTTCATCTGTTCGCGCTTGATGTAAAATTTACCATCTTCGCGTCCAGTAGTTACTCGGATGTTGTTGCCTTTGTTCCATGCTGTGCGTGTCCAATCACCTTTCATGCTACGATAAAGGTCATCGTTTTGTAGCAGTTTATCTGCTAAACCATTATGGCTTGTTATCATACCACCATGGTCTTGGCGGTAGTAGTCCCAATTCTTTTCAGGATCGCTGTTATCTAAATATTCTGGATTGTTGTTTTCGCTCATAGTGTTATTTAGTGTCATAAGAAAGGACTCCTAAGAGTCCTTTCTTTGTTCCTGCTAATTCTATTAAGAATTAAGGAGTAACATCGCCTGCGCCTAAGTTGACACGGCTTACCAATGCCGCTGGGCGAGCACCTGGTAAACTTGCCTGAGCGGCTGTACCTGCTGTGATGTTGTTTAGAACAGCAACACCTGCTGGGTTACGCACAATCAATGTACCTTCCATGATGAACTGGTCCAATGAAGCGTCAGCATTACTGAATACTTCGTTGTTAGGACCTAAGTCACGCAAACTACCCCACTGTACAACATCTTCGTTCAAGAAGTAAATTGCATTGGCGTTAACTTGATCCATGATCCAAGAATCAAAGATTTCGTATGTGTAGTTGAAGTCGCCTTCGTAAGTTTGGATTGTGTCACCGCGAGCAGAATCAACACGGTTAATACCTCTTGACTGAGGCATGTTATCACTGATAGAAGTACGGATACTTGTAGGAGCAACAACTGTGCGGATCTTTGCGTTGTAACGCTGTTCAGCAACTGTGACCAATTGCTTGTATAACGCTGGTGAAAAATACTGGTTAGTAAATGTACCAGAGTAGAACTGAGCACCGTTAGCATAAATCTGCAATGCGTTAGAGGCTTGAACTGCGCTGTCTGTAGATTCGTTGTTGTAGAAAGAATCTAAACCGCTTGTTGTGCCGCTGGTTGTATTGAAAGATTGTGTACCAGCGAAAGAGTTCAATGAACCCATACGACGGCCTGTTTGACCACTTGGCAAGCCAGTAGCAGTACCTGTTTGGCCTGCATACTTTGTACCGATTTGGTCGTTACGAACTAATTGTAGTTCCACATCGAACATCAATTCGATTAACTGTTTAACTTCCTGATATGCTTGTGGATCACCACCAGATTGCATAACAGCGCGAGCAGTACCTGAAGCGGCAATAACTGTGCTGAAAATCTGTGTGTAGTTACCTAAGTTGTAACGCTGATTGCTTTCTGCTTGAGATGTAGCAACAGTAGCGCCTTCAACCTGGGCTTGAACTGCAGGAGCGCGATAAATGTCATCAGTCCACAATGGTAGTGTGCTGTTAACTTTACGCTTTTTGCTCATACACATGTTGAGCACTGGAGTGTCATCTTTGACACGGTTAGACACATCAAGGTCTAAGTCTTTGACAACGATGTCTGAGCCGTATGCTGTAGTACCGTTACCAATTTGACTGGTTGTAATTTCTGCCATGATTAATTTTCCTTAAAATTATGGTTATTATCTTCCACCTCTGCCAGAACGAATACTCTGTAATCGCTGAACTAAGAGGTTGTCAGCGGCTTTTTTATCGCCGCCCTTGGCTTGTTCACGAAGTTTGCTAATATCGCTATCAGTACTGCTATTGCGTTGGCTTGAGCCTTTACGCGATGTCAATGCTGCCATACTTGCGCCTGCTGACTTTGTAGCGGGTTTATCTCTATACTTCAATCCATCACGGACCAAACTTAGCAAATGTTCATCGCTTGAAATCAAGTCGATGTTGGGAATACCTGGAACCATTTCACCTTTGGATAAAGGCCAAACCTTGGCAATCTTTTCGCGAATCTCATTAAAGACATAATCATTTTTCAACTCTTTGTCAGTAAATCCCTTGCGAGAAATTTCCACTTGTTCCGCTACCTGCTGAGCACGGGCTTGTCTAAACTGATCCACTCGCGGCTTCAACTTACCTATGGTCTGTTGTTGCTGGCGAATGTACTGTTCATTCTGCGCCATCCCTGCATGAATCCTTGCAATTTGTGCTGGATCCTGTGTCCTTGCTAATTGTTGCTGAAATGTAGTTTGGTAATTTTGTGTTTTCACAATTTCCTTGTACGCTTTTTGCAACTTAGGTTGGACGGTAAATTCCATTGCTAAAAGTAAACCATCTTGTTGTTGCTTTGCTTGACTTTTATATTCATCAAACTCTGCTCTATCAACTTTCAGTTGGCGTGCTTCTTCGTGTATTGCGCTTCCTTGACCCAAAATTGCCGCGGCCTTCTTCGCATCAATAATAACTTCTTTTCCATTTTTCATGAACTTGAATTTGGCTTTTGGATTTGAGTCCGCAAATTCTAAGAAGTCAATTAATTCATCTGCTGAAGAATCAGTACTATCAGTGCTTACATCTTCATGGGCATCTGTGTCTTGATTGTCACTGGCATATTCGTTGTCGCTGGAATCAGCAACTTCAGCATCAGCATTATCGCTGGGTGCCACAGAGGTCGAATCTGCTGCCGCATCATCTTCTCCTGTTGCAGTCTGTTCAGTAGGGCGAATCTGGTTACGCATTGTGTTTTCACGCATTGCGGTCATCTTAGCGGCTATAGAATCTAAACTTGGAACTGCGCTTTGTTCAGTGCCCGTGCTCTGCGGAGCATTAGGGGTGATCGTTGTTTCCATTAAATTTTCCTTTTGTTAAGGGCCTTGCGGTTACCTTGTACTTCTATTTAGTATCGTGTTATGGCTGACTATCCGTATTACCTGAATTTTCAGCCTTGACCATTACATTCTTTTTATATACAGCACTTTTAAGTGTGTTGATAAAACTATCAATGCCACTTAACTGATTGGCCAATGCAATTCGTTCTGCATTTGCTTCTTCGTTGTGTGTGCGTATATTTGCCAGTGCATCATTTACTTCAAATTTAAAGTGATGCACAAACATAGCCAGGTCGCGATTCTTTAGCAATGCTTCTGCTAATGAACCGTAGTTCTTAACAGCATCTCGCTGACCTGGTGTAAGTTTCTTAATATTACTTGTATCAATTGTTAAACGCTTGTTATATGCGTCCACTGCTTCTTCGCTGATCATTTCCGTTCCTTTTTAAAATCTTAACTGTATACTTTAGGATCGCCTGCTGCCATGCTCATAAAGTCCAATTGACTTTCAGCATCTGTTCCAGCAACTTCCATTTCAATTTGTTTTGCTTTGACATCATTCAAGTTGGCAGTTGATAGTTTAACTTTGTCTTCTGGACTTGATTGTTTGTTTTGTGCTTGCTTTTGTGCTGCCTGTACCAGACCCATAAGTTCCTGATCACTTGGCAAGTAAGCATCACAATCTTTAACACCAAGTGCATACAAAGTATCTTCAAATGGCTTGATCATTTTCTTGATTAGTTCAACACTGGCTGCACCTGAACTGGCAAGTCCATCAATTAGTTGTAGCACTTCGTTCTGACATTTGCGAATTAGTTGTAAACGGTTCAATGAGTTTTCATCACTCATCATACCCAATGCCAATTCCAAGTGAACTTGTTTGCGATCGCAGAAGTTCATGTCGTCCCAGGCCTGGTAGTCTAAGAATACAGGCTTCTTGTCTGGGTGACTTTCTGCCGCTAACTTTTTAACACCATAGTCATCACCATACTGAATCAGTGTACGCCAGATTAACCAAATTGCTTCTTTAAGACCTTCAGCACTATTACGAACTGTGTTGTCTTGAATAATTTGATTAGGGCTTAGAGCCATCTGTAATTTAATACCACTATTACCTGGTGCCATAACTTCTGGATTGAATACATCACTTGGAGTAGTCATACCAACCATGGCCATTGTGTCTTGTTGGATACGGTTCATAGCAACTTCTAAGAACTGTAGGTTGCCTGAAGGAGGAGGCAATTGATAAATGTCTGTTGCTGGATTAAACTTGCTGTCTAATACAAAGATTGCTGATTCGCCATCTTGCAACATTTCAAAGTCTAATCTATCTGGCTTGACACCAATGCGTGGTGTAGCAGTTAATAGACCCAATTGGATTTCTGCACGAGCCGCTGATGTGTTGTATTCCTGCATAGGAATAACTGACTCACCAATACTCATACCATAGAAGTTGCCTGGTAGTGGCTTTGGACACATGTTGGCCACAGGGATAAACTCTACTTCGCGAGCACTAATAATGTATGAGCCTGAATAAATCAATTCAATTAGTTCTAATTCGCCATCACCATCAATGTCATACTTGTTCCAAACAGTAACGATACTGACCTGGCGTGAGTCTGGATCTGCACTTGCGGCTGAACTAACTGGGATACCCATAACTGGCACAGAGTCACGAGCATGAATAGCCAAGTTGTTTAGTACTGAACCTGCTTGATACGCACCGTTCATGTTGTACTCAGCAAACTGTCTAAAGTTTTCTAAGTCGCCTTGAATGCCAGGATATAATTCAACTGCTTCTTGAATACTCATTGGATCGTAGTAACCACAGAATGGCTGATCCTTCATTTCAGGCACAGTAGGATCACAAATCCAATAGTGCTGTGCAATAGGGTGGAACTTGATGTTGATGTTCCAACCAGTTAATTTATATTTTGCTCTGTATGTTGTGTTGCGAGCAATAGCATCACGAACTGCTTGCTCTTGACTGTTTAGTTTTGCTTCGTTTGCGTCAACTTGTTCTGCATTAAATGCATCCATATCAACTTCATCACTTGGCATACGCATTGCTTCAACTTGACTATCAATCATACTTTCAGCATAATCATTTTGTTCTTGGCCAAATGCTTGTTTGCTTTCTGCCATGACTTTGGCCATGTCAACATTGATTTGACGCTTGCTTTGGCGTAATGCTGTGAGCCCTGAATCAGCGGCTTGTAATTCAAACGCTTTTAGTTGTTCGTTAGTACCTTCAGTTTCAATATAACGGTCAATTTTCTCACGCACAGGCTTGATCATCATCATACCGTTTTTGTGCATGTTAGCATCCATGGCCCAACGATTGATAATAAAGTGCGGGTCATTCATCTGGTTAACAACTTTGCTGACCATACGACTTGCTTGTCTTGCGGCGTCACTGTCGCCTTCTTCTTCTGGCACAAATTCAAAGTTAACTTCACCATTGGGCATTAGGCCCTTTGTGATAACTGCTGTGGCATAATCCACAACTGGCTTTACACTGGGGTGAATATAGTCAATGCCATTTACAGGTGCTGTTGAGTCTGTAACTGCAAGACATAGGTAGTGATAATCTGTTGCACGGTTTACTGCGTTCTTTGTGCCAAGATAGCGCAAGTAGGATGCCATCTTAACATCCATTTGATTCTTCATGCGAACAAAAGTAGCGTTTTGCTTCTTATTCTGATTAATGTCCTGCACTGGGATATGTTTAATATCAAGCATTATATAGGGTTCCCTTTACTGATATCTTATTTAGCGTCAATGAAAATCACCTGGCAGGATGATTTTGGGCTTGCTGGCTTCTTCTTCTACACGCCGCACATAGTCTTTGGCTTTTTGTAAATCACATGCTTGGCAATGCTGACTTGGATCCTCATCATCAAACTCATAGATTGTGTGTGGCACATCATTAGATACCATTGCTATTTCAAATACTTGTGCGTGTCGTTCACACAAGATAACAGGGGGTTGTTCCCCAACTGTTGTTAAAAATCTTCCTGTCTTTTCCATATTATCCTCCTGGGTTCATTGTTTTTTTCCATGCAGGCAAGTTTGATTCGTCCTTTGGACGCATAATTCTATCTCTTGCTGCCATCATTCGTTGTTGTGATGTTCTATTGTCCCACGGCTCAGCAATACCTTGCAAGCAAGCAAGTAAGGCATAACGAGCAGAGTCAATAGTGTCATCTGGATCACTAAAGCGTCCGCGTTCATCTACATAGTAGTTTTGTGCATCACTTAGGAACTGTGTGCAGTTCTCATTGATCATTAGTGAGCCAACTTCCAGCATTTGTCGCATTTGGTTGATACCATAACTCTTATGATTAGTTACACGCCCTTCTTGATCAGGCGGATTCATAATTGCTTTGTGATACACATTGAGTTCATAACTTTCAAACAGTTCTCTAATGCTACTGCTACTCATTGTGTATCTGCCAGGAGTGCTTGCGTCAGCAGGTAGCACAATAGGAGTGCCAAACACTTCAGGACGAAGCAGATGATTGATATACTGGCTGGGGACTGCTTCTTCAATACCCTGCACACAAATCTGTTTATGCAAGTAAGCAACTCGTTCATAAGGTTCCCAATACATTAATGAAATAACTGTTTGGTCGTTTACTAAACCCAAGTCCAATGCAATGACTCGTTGAATGTTTGGTATACGAGCAAAGTCGATACTTCCTGTGGTGTATGTGGGCCATTGGCGTATCTGGAACACAGCACCTTTACCCATAACAGGCTTACCAGCAATACGGGCTTCTCGTTCATGTGGCAAATAATCACGCTCTAACTGACGGCGAGTCTCCTTCAGCAAGAATGGTTGTCCCCAAGGATCATACTCAGGACAGTCATCCCAACTCACACGAATAAACTCATAGCCTTCTTCTTTGTTCCAAAATTTACTTACAAGTCCATTAAGGCCTTTGAGTGGTGTGAATGAACACAACACTTTACCTTGTGTGGTAGCAGTACGAGTAACAATCTCAGAGAAGAAAGCATCTGGTGGCTGTTCATCAAATACTGCAAGGTTCAATTTGAAACCTTGTAATTGACGAACTTCCTGCGTATAGTTTGCAAACAACAAATAACTGTTGCCACCTTTGGCATGTTTGATCTCTACACCAATACAGTTGGCACCATCATTACGCATGGTGTCAACTATGATGCAGTCGCGAGGAATAGCACCCGTGCCCAAGTTCTCTGTAATCTTGACATCTTGAGTGCCCAGCAGTTCATTCTGTAATACAAGCGCAACCTGTGCCCACCCTTCACCTGCTACCATGCAAGTGATTGGAGTGTTATAACGATAGCCTTCCCACCAGTCTGGATATTGACCAGTCAAGTGACATGCTGTTTCGTAGCAGGTGCTTACGGTTTTGCCAATACGGTTGGCAGCAAGAATACCTCGGCGCGGACTTGAACCTGTCTTAAAGAATGTAAGTTGGTGTTCAAACGGCCTAAAGTATTTTATCTGGTTGTACCGCATGTCATCAGCAACATCAATAACTAAGTCTTGCAACTGTAATTGCATGTTTGTTGGCATCATTGCGTATGCGGCTGGATCTATTGCATTTGTGTCAAGGGTATGACGCAAGGCACGAGCCATTATGGTTTCTGTGCCCAGCATATTACTTCCCAGGTTGTGAGTCTAAAAATTCAGTAATAACATCACGCAAGAAAGCAAGATCATACTGATCAAATTTATAATCAATTTCACATTCGCCCATGCCATCTTCGTTTAAACGAAATGTCAATTGACAAAGTTCTCGACTGATCCACTTGCCTGTAACATCAAAGCCACTGTCTTCATTACTTGCTATGTTCGTCATTTGCAGGCTCCATTGGATAAACTTGACTGATCACTGTCAAATGCCATAATGCTTCACTTAGTTTGGCAATTTCATCTGCTGTGCTGGTCCATGTTTCAGGATTGCTCAAGTCAGTGGGCTTGCGAGTTAAGATTGCTTGTAAGCGTTCGGCAGTGAGTCTCATGCAATGTTCTACTTGCCCAGGGAAACGAACTTTAAATCCTTCCCTGTGTGCGGCATTGACCTTTTGCATGATCATGGTGTCACGAGCAATGCGTTCTTGCTGTGCTTGATGGATCATACCGTCACGGACTTCTGTGTTCATGACAATTCCCATGGATTGGAAGCAACTGAATCATTTAATGATACAAATTCACGATCAATCCAGGTGTCCCAATGATTGCTTTTGTTAACACGGAATGTCTGCATCATAGCACGCAGTTTACGACCCTGTGGAGTCATTGAACCGTCTTCACGCACAACAATTTGTTCACCAGTACGCGGGTCAACCCATTTGATAATTTCAGGACGCTCACGACCATACTTGTCTAATTTAACACCATGTGGGCGTTGATCAACTGGACCTACGATTTCATAACTGATCTGACCAGTTTTGTATTTGCGGAAGTACACTGACACTTTCTTGTCTTGCATACGGGCTTCAAAGTCAGGATGTGGAATACTATTGCTGACAAAGATGTTTTGTAAATCTTCTGCACCAGGTAAAGCAGGATCTTTAGCAGGAATTGCTTTTAGGTCTTCAACTGGAATTAGTTCAGTACGATCAATGTAAGGGTTATCTCCACCAACAAACTTGGCTTCTACTTCTTGTCCATTTAGAACATCCATAGCCACTTGGTACTTTAGTTTGTTGGCACGACCTTTTAAGTTTAAGACAATCCCCGTTTCATCAAATACAAATCTCTCGAGTTCTTTGGCAGTGGGAAAGTCGGTCATTAAACCGTCCATGTCAAAGTCGCCTGCATTGGCAGCAACAGGAGGAGCAGGTTTAACTACTACTACTTCTTCTACTTTGTTTCGTTTGCTTTTGCTTGGTTTTTCAGGAGCGGCTTCTGCTGAAGTGTCCCAGGGATTGACCTGTTGGTCATTTGTGTTTTGCATTTCATTTTCCTTTTCTATGCGATACATGGTGGAGTCTGTCCACCATGTTTATTTAGTTAAAAATTTGATTGGAATTTGCTGTAATCTATGTCTGACATATCATCAGTTCTGTTTGGATTAACTGGGCCACCAACTTGCTGACCTTGTGGAGGCATGCCAAATCCTATTTGAGGCTGCTGTTGTGGCCTTGGTTGAAATGCATTAGGCATTGAAAGAGCAGGACCTGAATTGGGATTTACCATCTGATTAATGTCAAACAAACTACCTGGGCTAAACATCTGACCATCTTGTTGTGGTGGCATACCAAATCCCATCTGCGGTCCAGGTGGCTGCTGTGGTTGTTGCATGCCATAGTCCATAGGATTTGCAGGGCCAGCAACTTGCCCAGGTTGCTGGGGCGAATAAGTAGGATCGTTTCCAGTTATAAATGATGGAGGGCCACCTGGCTGGGTGGCAATGTTACCAAACATCTGATTAAACAGCACGGCTTACTTCTTGTATTTAGAAGGCAACTTGGTGCCATCAGCAGTGGGATTCTTTTTAGGTCCTGTGTTGCTGTGTAGGCCTTCTAATGCTGGATTAGTTTTACCTGCTTGACCGCGACCACGCATTTCAAGTGCGTCTGTTACCATGCTGGCCAACTTAGACTTTTCACTTGAACTTGTGCTTTTCTCAGCCATGAAAGCATTACGCTTTGTTGTGCTACCTGCGTTGCCTGTTGTGGGGCCACGCTTTTGATTGATAGGCTTGCTTTGTGGGTTTGAACTCATTTTGTTTTCCTTATACGATTGTTACTGGAGTAACATATACTGTTACAGCACTTGCGGCGCTGGCAGCAACATAAACAGTTTGGAATGCACCAGAATTTAGAACCTGGATGAATTCAGTTTGGCCTGGAGCAATAACTGTTCCTGCTGTTGCCACACTTAAACTTGCTGTGTCAGCATCAAAGAACACTGGCACAGTTGTGCTTGGGTTTGATACTTTTAAAAATAAAGGTGTTTGTGCGCCAGCCAAGTTGCCCGTGACTTCAGCAAAAGTAACATCACCAGTGGCTGGTGTAGCATCTGCCGCTAATGTAAATGCGGCACCTGCGATCTGATATGCAGTCATTATCGTTGGTTCCCTTTAGTTGGTCCACGGCCTACATTAATTTTGCTGGCGTCGCCTTTGTAATTTTGTTCGCACTTGGGTTCCCATGCACGAGTTCCACCAGGTGTACGCACTTGTGGATTTGAACTGCCACGGAACATGTCTGTGCCAGGTGTAAACTTTGGCAAGCGAGCCGCATCAGGATATGTGCTGTCGTCATCACTGTGATTACCAACTGTGGGTCCACGACCTTTGTTGATTAGTGCATCTGGATTTGTTTTAGTGTGCTGATTGCCACTGTACTTTGTAGTGGCTTTATCAAAGCCAGGATTTGTTGTGCCTGTGGCCGCATTGTAACCAGGAACGGCTCGTTGGCTTTTTGCTTCATTCATTTTGATTTTCCTTTTGATTTCTTGGCCGCTTCGCGTTTGGTTGAATACGCTATAGCCACGGCTTGTTTAACAGGTCTACCTGCTTTTACTTCTGCGGCAACATTCTTATTGAATGCTTTCTTGCTTGTTGATTTGCTTAGTGGCATAGAGTTATTTAGTCTCTGGGCTTACACCCACAAGTTTAGCCAGTGCTTCTGCAAAAGCCGCTTGCTTGGCTTCAATAGCATCTTTGCTATCTGTTACTTCAATCTTAGCAAGGCTACTCATAACCTTGTTTAGAATTAAATTGTGATACTTCAGTGTTAACTGCGTATCGCTGTTGTTTCTGGCTTGTAAAAAGTCTTGTACCAACAATTCTTCATAGTCTTGCCCACCAGTGTGTTTGTCCAGGGCTTCTAATAAGTTTTTAATGCTTACTTGATCACGCGAGCCTTTGGGGCGGCCTGCGCCTTTACGAGTACCTCCATGGCCTTTGCTATTCTTTTCTTTAGTATTTTCCATATTGTTATTTATTAAGTGAACACGACACAAGCCACGCCTGCCTATTCGTTGATACCCAGGTTAGAAAGTTCCAAAATCTCCTGATTCTTGATAGTGTTCTGGGAACTTAACTTTACTCCTCTAATGTTGCTCTCTGCATCCAGATATGTTTCTCTAATGCAAGTACACGATCTTGTGCGTAGTTGGCAATTTGTTGTTCGCCTTCTTCTTCAGCAATAGTAATCAGTTCACGATGTTCTGCAACAAGGTGTTCTAAGTCTTCAGTGACTAATTCAATTAGTTCTGTGCTGGTGCCTTCAATAGCATCTGTTTCAAGATGACTCAGTGTCAGAACTTCTTGAATATCGCATGGCATGTATTCTTTAAGTGTGCGTAGCAGTTCACCCAAGGTATCAATTTGGCCTTGTAGGTCTTCATAAGTTTTTTGTAGCAACTTATGGTCGCTGGCAAAGTTGCGCCCCACAATGTTTACATGTGCCACATGGCTACGAAAGTATGCTACGAAGTTATCTCTAAAAATTTGTTGTAATGCTTCTACTGTTGTCATTATTGTTGTCCTGGTACTACTGGGCCAAGCACTCGTTGTGCGGCTGTGTTGCGAATACCGCTTTTGACGATATCATTTAATCTTGCTCTGCCCCCGTATATATTGATTGTGCGTTCATCCCCACTGGCCAACAAGTTGCTGGCTTCGTCTGGTCTAATAGGAGCAGGTGTAGGACGGCTTAACTGCATCTGCTGTGCCTGTGCCATTCTGTTTTGTGCGGCTCCAGAAGTTAATTCAGGACCTGCTTTGGCAAGATATGGTGCAGCCTCATATAAGTTAGCAGCCATACCTATTGGACCAGCAACTCTTGCGGCACCTTTCAGCATGGGACTAATAACTTTCATAGCCTGAGCACCTCTACTGGGCATTGCTCCAAGATATTGTTCTGCAATTTGTGCTGTTTTAGGGTCAGTTAGAAAGCGTTGACCTTCAGCAGTACTTGTTAACCAATTTTTAACACCTTGTCCACCACCTTGTGTGTGATAGATGTTGCTGATAACACGCTCAGTACCTGGATCTACCTTGGCAACTGCTTTCCATAGGTCTTGATACTTGCCAATGTCTGCTTTGTCTGCAAATTGACTGGCTAATCGCGTGGCTTCATTAAAACTTTCTTTGCCTGCTTGGTATCCTTGTACTGCGCCTTTGAGGCCTTCATTGGCTGCGTATGGTGGAGGTAAACCCATGCCACCTACTACCATGTCAACACCTGCTTTCCACGGAGCAGCCTTGTATGTTTGTAGCGTTTGTGGTATAGCAGCCTTGAGTGGTTCTAACACTTGCTTAACTGCCGCTCCACTATAACCAGTAGGACCCATACCATAGCCAGTAACTGCTGGAGCAATTAAACTACCGCTGGGTTCTTCTGCTTCACCTGCTGTTGCTGTTTCTAATTGAGCCAACAACTCAGGATCTGTAACATAACCATCCCGGGCTGCTGATTCAGCACTGGGTGCTTTGCGTTCCGGCGTAGGAGCAAGATTATCCGCTCCCAATTGAGCAAGCAATTCTGGATCTGTTACATAATCGCTCATTTTGCTTTCCAACCTTTGCCATCATGCACATAAGTTACACCGCCAATTACTTTTTCTGACTGTGCTGGTTTGTTAAAGTCCCAATCCAGGTCTGGAGCATACTTCTTATTAAGATCAATAATGGTCTTAAGGGCCGCACTACGCTGTTTGATAGGCAATGTAGAGTCAGCAAGATTACCTGCGGCTTCTTTATACGAAGCAACATCCTTATCACTCTGCGGACCTTCAAAGCGCGGTACATTCTGTAGAATCTTTGCGCCTAATACTTTTAATTGAGCACTGGCTTCAGCACCCTTGGTTGAGCCACCAAAGAATGCCGCAATTTCATCAACTTTGGTACCAAGTCCAGAACCAGTAGCATCTTTGAGTGCTGCCTGAATTGGACGAACCAAGTCATGTACTTCTTTGGCATGTACTTTGTTTGTGAGTTCTTTACCAGCAATGCCACCTTCAACTTTGCCTGCTGTGACAGCGGCTTCTTTACGCCCTGCACGACCAACTTCTTCTTCTGCTTGACGGCGTTTGCCTTCATCAACAGTTTCACGACGACCTGGAACTGCTCCAGGAACTGCTTCTGGAACTGCTGGCGCTGTAACTGTGGCTGGAGCACCACCTGCTGCCATAGCAGTAGGACTTACTGGACGCAATCCACCACCTGCGGCTGGTGCGGCTGGTGCGGCACCTTGTTGTCTTGCTGGAGCAGGACCAATGTCAGGACGATCAACGCCCATTGCACTTAGTTCTGAATCAGTAAATGCTGGCTCACCACGATTGATAGCAGCCTGCTGTGCTTGTTCAACTGCTTTGAGTTTGCTACCGTAGTCAAGTTTTCTAATACTGTTGGCAAACTGTGTAGTATCATTCTCTCTGCGGAAGCCTTGCTTTTGTTCTGCGGCTGCTTGTGCATCTGAAGTGCGTCTTGCTGTCAACGGTTCTGAACCTGTGTAGCGTTCATTTGTTTTGACATCAACAACACGAGTCTGACCTTTGTCATTGTGTTGTGTCTGATATAAATTACCTGCTTTGTCATTAAAGAATTCAGCAGTGGTTTGCCACTTGCCACCACCAATGCCTGCGGCTGCTTTTACCAGGTCTTTTTCATTTAGTTTCTCGCCTGTTTCAGCATTGAAGCCTGCTGTTACTTCTCCATTGGCTTTGACATTCAGCAAGTATGGCTTACCATCTGAACCTTGAACATAAGTGTCTTTGGCATTACGATCTAACTTGTCCAATTCACGAGAAGCCAATTGTTGGTTGCCCATTCTGGCATACATCAAGGCTCGTAAGCGAATGTCAAATTGACTTTCATTCTTTTTACCATTGATGTGCTTGGCCATTTCAGTTGGAGCCATAGTGGACATCTTTTCAACTGCGGCTTTTGTTTCACGCTGATCTTGTACCAAGTCTGCGGCACGATTGCGAGCACGCTCTTTGATAAAGTCTGGAACTGTAGGATCATCACTGGATCCAATTTTCATGAGATTCGGTACACTATCCTGGGCATCCTGATAGGCTCTGATTCCTGACTGTACAGGAGTGGTTCCATCTTCGCCAACTGCACCAGTAGCAGGACCGCCACCGCGTAGTCCAGGCTCCCCTCGGCCTGTCTCCAGGCTATACTTGCTGGGTGCTTGTTGTGGTTGTTGGCGTTGTTCATTTTGTGCTACCTGATCATTAATAACGCTATCGTCTGGATATGCTTGTTCTGGATTGACTGGTGATTCCATTGTGCCTTGAACACCATAGCCTGTGGCCACTGCTGTGCCAGGACCTGGTTGCACTTGTGGCATACCATAATTGCCGCGCCCAGCGCCGGCTGATTGTACAGGAACTTCGCCTGCTTGAGCACTTGGGATAACTGCATTGATGCCACGACCCAGGGCTGCCATGGCTCGTTGTCCGTAGCCTGGCCCACCTGTGCCTGCCAAGCGTTGTTGTGCAATTTGCATTGTCTTTTCCAAGCCACCATTTGCTTGTGCGGCTTGTGGACTAACTTGTCCTGTCTGCAAGTATTTGGCTGCACCAGAAGCACCTAAGAAGTGTGCTAATCTTGCGTTCTCAGGAGTTGCAGGAATTCCCAAGCGACTTAGTTGCTTTTGATTTACTGCTTGTAATGTTTGAAATGCTTCGCCTTGTTCTTCTGGGCTTAGATCTGTAATGGCACGACCAGCAAACTTTGGATTTGCTTTTTGAATGTCAGCATACGCAGGAGCAGTGATACCATATGTACCATATGCTGTGCCTTTGCCTGGAGCGTGAAAGCCAATGCCAGGCCGATTGCCACTTTCCATTTGTGCTGTGTATGCTTGGTTAGCATCCATTGGCGCACGATTGGTAGCAGTCTCTTGTCCAGGGCGTACAGGACCAGCAACACGCTGTCCTGCAGGAATTTCTTGTTTGGTTTCAACAGTCTTACTACCATTTTCATAGGTAATAACTTTTTGTTCATGTGCTACTGATTCATCAGCACGACGGGCTTCTTCTTCAGCCTTCTTACGGGCTTCTTCTTCACGCTTTCTGCGTTCTTCTTCTGATTCACTGTAGATTGGATTGCCAAACGGATCATAACTGTTTGGCGCTTGATCAGGAACAACAGGAGCAACCATTGGCTCCTCATCGTATCCTGTGTAATTTCCCATTTCATCGTATGCCATGGTTGCGTCCTTAATGTAATGTTGGCAACTTACTGTAGTTTACAGTATAGTAGCCTGATGCGTTTGACATAACTGCATCAGCATGTTTTGTCTTTAATAGTTCCTGTGCCATTACACCAACTTGTGGCTTGTCATCATAGCGATAGTTGTATGAATATACTTTGATACCATCAACTGTCTTAATGTGCTTGATATTTTCTTTTAGTCTTTCATCACTGAACAAACCAGCAATGCCAGCAACACCGCCAGCAAGATCCCATAGTTGCATACCTGTATCAAATGCACTATCAGACTTGTTTTGTGTTGTACTTTGTTGACTTGGGTATGGAGCAGTATATGCGCCTGCTGGAACACCATACATGTCGCGAGCAAACATACTTGCGCTTTGATACGGAAGTTGTGCAGCCTGTACGCCCGTTTGTGCGTTGCGTACTGCTTGATCCATTGCGTTTAAACCTGTGCCTGTCATGTATTGACCAACATTTTGTCGTTGACCTTCAATCTGTGCCATCAAGTTTGCGGCTGTGTTAAATTGATTGGCTTCGTTTTGTCCAGCAAGTTGTTGTCCTGCTAAGGCTTGACGAGCACTACCTAAGTTTCCAGCGCCGCCAAAGTTGGCTGCTTGGTTAGCAAGGTTAGTTTGATACTGTGCTTGTCCTGGAGCAAGTGCGGCTCTTAATTGCATCTGTGCGTATTCTGGACTGAACAAGTTTGATAAGCCTTGTGAACCCATACGAGCCATGCCCTCACCTATTCCGCCTTGTGTCTCTTGTGCTTGTCCAGCAACGCCAGCAAGATTTTGTCCTGCTCGTAACACGCCTTCTCTACTGCCTGCATATTGATTGCCTAACTCGTCCATGACATTCTTGAACTGTGGCAATACTGTACCATGACGGAAGTCATTGGTTCTGTTAATGTCTTCTATTTGTTGTGGTAGATAGTTAACTTGACTTGTTGTCTCGCTACCAAATATGTCTCCGAATAAACTCATATTATAGTTTCCTTATCATTGGTTATTTACCTTACGGTACCATCCCACCTTGTTGTGCGTTTCTAATCAACGCATTTAATTGTTCCTGTGTCATACCTTGTAGTTGATTAGGATTGAATCCAGCAATAGGTGCTGGGCCCCCACCTATCTGAGGACCGCCAGGCATAGGAGCACCAGGTTGTGACTGTCGCTGTGCCTGTGGTCTTTGTTGATTAAAGCCTGGTGTTACACCTGGTTGGAATGCTCCAGGCTGGCTTAGTGCATTAATCATTTGTTCTGTTGTTAATGGCTGTGCCATCTGACTTTGTCCAAACCCTGCTTGTGGTGCACCAGGAACTGTGTTCCAACTTTGTGCATTGAATGTAGGACCTTCCTGGAAAGGATGTGAACCCCAATAGTACTTGGCTTGTCCAGCGCCTGCATTGGTGTAAAATGGTGTTGTTTCAATTAGACCAGGATTTAATCCTTTGCCTTTACCAACCCAAGGTGTAGGAGTTACTGGGTAAGTTGGTGGAGGAGTTACTACTCCATCGCCCCCGCCTCCGCCTCCATCACCGCCACCACCTCCATCGCCTCCTCCTCCGTCACCATCATCAGAGTCATCAGCATCATCGTCAGAGTCATCTGCATCATCAGCATCATCGTCAGAGTCATCTGCATCATCTGCATCATCGTCAGAATCATCAGCATCATCTGCGTCGTCAGCATCATCTGCGTCAGCATCATCTGCGTCAGCATCATCTGCATCTGCATCTGCGTCAGCATCATCTGCATCTGCATCTGCGTCAGCATCAGCATCAGCATCTGCATCACTGTCAGAGTCCGCATCACTGTCAGAGTCCGCATCGCCTGTATCACCAGTATCACCAGTATCACCTGTATCACCAGTATCACCTGTATCACCAGTATCACCAGTATCACCTGTATCACCAGTGTCGCCAGCATCTGCGGCTCCGTCTGCACCATCTGCTCCGTCTGCGCCATCACCTGCGCCATCACCTGCGCCATCACCTGCACCATCTCCCGCGCCACCGTCACCTGCTCCGCCATCGCCGCCACCGCCATCGCCGCCACCGCCGTCTCCACCACCTCCATCTCCCCCGCCACCATCGCCACCACCATCACCATCAAATTGTGGCAAGCCAGTGTCAGGATTAATAGCGCCAGAACCGCCGCGGGCTTTTAGTACAGCAGCCTCTTCTGGATTAATGTGGGCCAAGATGGTATCATCACCGTGACCACGGTTTCGTAGCACATTGGCTAATCGTGCTAAGTCTTCATCAGTCAGTGTGCTGAAGTCTATGTGTTTGGAGTTTTTCTTTTTCATTATTGTCCTTTGAACTTGGCTTTGAGAAGGGGATATTTCTTTAAGCACTTTTGGTCGCTGAGATTGGCCGCTTCTATGGCGCATAAACTATTTAGTTCATTCTGGGTCAGCGTCAGTGACTTGCCATCATTGGTTGCTACTGAGGTTGTGTTTGTCTTTAATGCTGTTTCTAATGCTGAAGGGCGACGAATATCGCGAAACAATTCTACCAATTTGGTTGCTGGTTCGCCTATGATTCGAACCACAATGTCTCTGTGCTCAGAACCCAGGGTGGCTGTTTTAAATGCATTGGTTCCAAAGATACTGTGTAAGCCACCTGCTCCACATGTTTCTGAATCATATCCTGCTGCCTTTAAGATGTCATACACATTCAGCAAGTGTGTCATTAAGTTACGACCTGAATGTTTAATCTTGTCTGCATTGACTGCTGTGAGTGCTCGTTGTATGTTGTCACGCTGTACATCACAGTTGCGAGGTGCAAACTTAAACATCAGAGTTATTCGCTGTGCTGGGCATACGCGAGTTACTGATCTTGCTTGATGCACTTTGGTACCAGGAAAGATAAGTCCACGATTGTATTTGGGCAACTCAGCATGTACAATAGTGTCATCTTCATATACTGTGGTTTCACCGCCCCACTCACGCCGCCATTCCGGGTTCATGTAAATCACAATGGTGTAATCTGAATCACGCTTGCTATCTGTATGAGGATAACCTTCTACACCATAAGTGTGGCTGTTGGTATAACAGCGCAGTAGTGTTTGGTCGCCCAGGTAATTTACTTTGAGATGATTCCAAGCACGCAAGATTGGTTCAGGTAAGTTGGCACTGATATCTAAACCGTTCTCTGCTGAACCTTTTGCAAAACTGTGATTCCAATGTGTAAATTCAAAACTACGATTACTGGCCCATCCATACCGCCATGGTACTGAGTCAATATGTTCACTTACACTCCGAAGTAAGTCTTCGGGAAATACTTGTGCTATCTGATTAATGCTGTTCATTGCTGTTCCTTTGCTATTACTGTTTAACCACTTGTGCGCTTAAACTTCTTAAACTCATTAAGTCTCCTGTGACTTGTCCATTTGAAACAGGAACCTTGTCTACCAGGTGCGTGTTAAACACAAACTTAACTTCAAGTATATACCAATAATAGCCAGGGTCTGGTTTATCTAAGATTGAAGTGAATACTGTTTCAGTTACTGGCAGCGTGCCACTTGAGCCCAGGCCATCTTTGATATAAGTTTTGGAAGCAACAGTTTCATCAAAGTCAAAGATAAAGTCTGGGTTAACTGGATTGTTATTAGGCTCACCTTTGTAACGATTAACTGCCACTGTGTAATTCAATAGTGCAGGGAATGTATTGGCTGTGTAAGCAATCACGCTGTCCAACTGAGCACTGATAAAGACTCTGTCAGTGCCACCTGTCACTGTGACACGAGCATTGCAGTCAGTTGAGTTAAAGCCAGTTCCAGTAGTTAAACTTACTGTGCCACCAGAAGCAGAGTTCTGCACTGAGTAAGTGCTACTGGTTCTGATGATAACATAAGTTGTGGTACATTTGGTAACACCAATAACAGCATAGGTATCATTGTACCAACTGTTGACACCTTTGATTGTGATACCATTACCCAGGGCAAACGGTGCTGTCTTTTGTGCTGTGGCAAATGTAAACTTAAATGTTCTACCGTCCAGCATTTCACTTGTGCTTAGATCAATAGGACTCACATACAGCCTTGCGGGCGTGTTTATTGTTTTGTTGGCAGCATCAGCAAAGGCCAGACTGTAAGGCACACGGAAGTTGCCAGTAAGCCAAGCAGGAGCAAAACTACTGAAGCCAGCAAAGTTTTGTCCCAGGCCTGACGGGCCACTCAGCACATAGTTGACAGCCTCAACTATGCCTTCCTTGTCACTAATCTCTACAGGAAACTTTGCCATTATCTGTCATCCTCTGTTTGTGTATACTGCCATGTTGTGGCTGAGCACATCCAAATGTTTTGTGTTGTGCTGTTACTAATGACTAAACTGTTGACACGATGTGCATTCTGACTGATCTGAACCCAAGGATAATCAGTGTTGGTTGCCATTGTTTCAGCAGTGGTCTGCAGTGGTGCTTGTCCTACTGAATTGGCACCACGCACTTTGATATCAACGCTGCCTACACGAGTTGGTGCTGACTCTTCATTGATTGGTAAGCCTGCTTTGTCCAAGTTAACAACTTCTGGTAATAGTCTATGCACCAACAACTTGCCAGAATAGTCAGGCAGTAGTTTAAGGTTGTCTCTACGGAAGTAACTGATGATTGGATACTCACGAGTTTGTGGGCCTAAGAAGTTGTAGCCATCATCCTTCTGCACCAGGTTTCTATTGGCCAGGCCACGAGCATACACAACTCCACGATCACCTTCATTGTAGATCCAGGTTGCTAATGGCGTGCCTGTCATTGTCACTGTGGTGATTCTACCGCCTGTGTCTGTTGCTGTCACAGTGGCCACTGCATCGTTGGCTGGTGATTCACCACCAACTTCAGTTCCCAGGATCAGTATGGTATCACCCACTGAGTATCCAGAGCCTCTACGGTTAGGAGTAGGGCCGGCAATATACTGCACACCAACTTGACGCTGTATGTTAAAGTATGCTCCAGAACCTGTGGCGCTGATGTTGGTGCCTGGCACATCATAATACCATTCAGTACTGCTCCAGTACGGACTTTCAGTTGAGAAGGTTGCTGCCTGTACTTGTCTTGGTGGATTGAAACAATCAATATCATAACGATAACTCAGCATCATGTTGGGCACACCATCGCTGACAAATTCAAAAGCAACACCTGTCACTGTGCCCACTGTGGTTGTTAGGCCTGCGCCTTGTGGTGTTGCACTTAGTTGGAAGTAAACAAATCCATCTGCTTCATAACTGTCAACCACATAGTATGTTGCGGGTCCACCAGAATAACCAGAGATGCTGCCTGTGCCGGACTCTGTGCCAGTTAAGATCACGCTTAGGTTATTGTGAATTGGTCCAGACTGATAGCCAACACCATAACTGGCTTTAAACAAACCAGTGGTTGAATCAATTGTGATGCTTTGTACAATAGGAGGTCTTGTTGGATAGTAAATTTCAATCTGATTCTTCTGTGTGTTGGTGTCCATGAACACACGGTCCACATACGCAGGATCCAATTGATCAAAGAACCAATTCTTCACACGCTGATTACCAAGTCCTTGAAAGTCTTGTCCATTGAATACCCAAATGTCTCGAGCATCAATACCATACACCAACTTGTCTGTGTTGGCCCAGCAATTGCTACTCAGCATACCACGGCCCTGGTTGGCAAGACGCACACCTAAGATAGGAGCACTTGTTGTTGAATAGTTAAGCGGACTGAACACCACAGTATCCCATACACTACTCAGGAACAGTTGTCCATTACAAGGAAACGCATCTACCACGCCACCACGAAGCGGAACTTCTAATTGGTTGGCCACATTGGTCACAGTGGGTTGCCATGTAAGTGGTGCTTGGTTAAGTCCAAACGCTTGACTCCACTGTACAGTCACAGGATACTCAGACACTACACCATCTAAGTCTGTCACAGTGAGTCCACCAGCAACTAAAATATTACCCACATTGGGTGTTGAATACAAGCGCATGAACTTGGCATAGTACGAAGCCCAGTTGGGATTGTAGTTCCAAGCATACTTGGGCGCAACACTTCCACCACCTGGATAACCAGCGCCAGGTACTGCGTAGTAATCAATTGTGTCAGCAGTACTGGCCGCTACTTTAAAAGTACCATTGAAGTAACTGTTGACTCCTGAGATCACAATGTAATCACCTGCACTGTAAGGTGGCGCTGATAAAGTAGTGCTTAATGTAATCTGCTGTAGGTTGGGTGCCAAGTAAGCAATGTCACTTATGGTAGAAGGCAACTGATTACTGTACATTTGCAACAGCGGTAATGGATCACTAACACAACCAGAATCTGTCATGGGACCTGCTGTGCTGCCAGCAAAACTCACTGTGGATGAAGTTACATCTGTCACTGTGTGCGTTCCTCTAAAGCCTGTGGGCACAATGCCACGCACCAATAATGTCTGTCCCACAGCAAATGGTGTGTAAACAAATGTTAGATCAGCAATGATACCACCATCAGTTGTGATTGGTGCGC